CAGTGGTCACCGATACAAAAGAAATTTGTTGAGGCTTCTAAAAAAGAAGTTCATGAGTATACCATTACTCATATAGTTAAAGGAGATTCTGGAGACGGTATTCCAAATATTCTATCAAGCGATGATGTATTTGTCAGTGGAGAACGCCAAAAACCATTCTCATCTAAACGTCTACCTGAATTCTTTGAAAAAGGAATTGAAGCTTGTAAAAATGATACTGAGAAAAGAAACTATCAGAGAAATCAAGAACTAGTTAATTTTGATTCTATTCCTGAAAGTCTCTATAAAATTATTATATATACTTATGAGAATACTAAACCTAAGGGTGATAAAAATTCTATCATGAACTATTTGATTAAAAACCAATGTCGATTATTACTCGACGAAATTGAGGACTTTTAAAATGGCAGTCAGATTTTTACCAGAAATGCTTGACGAGATCAATGCAGAACCAAAACTATTAGAAACTAAGTATAGAGCAAATTCAGCTCTTAAGATTGTATTTGAATATGCCTTCTTACCTGAGAAGAAATTTCTTCTTCCTGAAGATGAACCTCCTTATAGACCAGATGCTGCTCCTATCGGCATGAATCCAGCTATCCTTACACAAGAACTTAGACGTTTCTATGTGTTTACCCGTAAGGACTTAAAGCCTATTAAACGAGAAGCTTTATTCATATCATTATTAGAGTCAGTCCATCCTTCAGAGGCTAAACTGATTATAGCAATAAAGGATCAGAAGCTTCATAAGATGTATAAGAAGATCACTCGTAAACTAGTAGAATCAGCCGGTTTTATTGTACCGGAAGCACAAGGTAACTAGTTTAGATAAATATAATAGGAAACTATATGTTTCTTTGATTGTGAATCCTGGTGCACTGGGTTAAATATTATTTGCTATATGAATCAACAACTTATAAAGTCGTTTACTTTAATTGGAGATTGTTGTACAATACTAGTATGATTAGGCAAATTCTACTTTACGAATCCGATACTATATCGGTATACTGCTCACCCGCAGTTTCTCAATCTTCTAATAGAGCATTGACTACTTATGTAAAAGCCGCAATATCAGCAGAAAAGACTCTAATTAAGGATATAAAAAAGAAATATCCAAAGAAAACAAAAGACATTAAATTCAACTTTCACTATAAGAACTATAAAGCCGAAGATATGCTAGGTAGTTGTGATGTTGAACCTGATGACGATATTCGTATTGACTTGAATGCTAAGATGATTGGAAGTAGTATATGTAAGACTATAGCTCATGAGTTAGTCCATGCCAGGCAATTTATATCTGGTCAGTTAAAATATAATGTTCATACTAAGTATTTTAGCTGGGAAGGCGATAAGCATAGATACATATATAGAAAACAGCCATGGGAATTAGAAGCCTATAAGCTGCAAGAACGTGGTAATTTGAAAATGAAAAGGTGGTTATTAGATCATGTACATTATCAACCGACACTCAAAACACGGGACATATAAAGCAAAAGTCCTGCAAGTAACACCCCTACAAGACTGGAAGTTCCAAGTTGAATACTATAACGACGAAGGAGAACTTATGGTTGATGTAGTGGAATCACAAGACCTCGAACAAGACAGTATTTTATCAACTTAATTATGGAGCAATAAAAATGAACAAACAAATCTTATTACAATCAATTAAATCAGTATCAGGATATCTAGCATTACTTGCAATTGGTATCTTATTATTAGTATTTGTTTTATCAAATGTTAATCCAATTATTGGAACATCTTTATTAATTATTGGTGTTTTTATTGGGATGGTTTGGTTTGACTATATTACGCGTTTAGATAGAAGCACATTAGTTACAAAAACTAAGATCAAAGGCTAATAGTGTTTTTCTTTTTTAAGCGCAAGAAAATTGTAGTTGATTGCTTTACTGCAAATCACAATGCAGCAAATCTTTTTCCTATAGATAAATCAAATAAATTTTATCCTGATTGGTGGAAGAAAATTCCTCTAAAAAAAGAAGCAATAGCTAAAAATGGAGTTAAATTTGATACACATACTATAAGAGCGTGTTCAGGATTTATTGATTTATATTCAAAAAGTATAACAATTCCGTTGTGGTCTGATCTAATTATAGAGACAAACTCATTTAATATAAATTGGTATTTTTATGATTTAGATTCAAGTATCACCAATCATCCTAAATCTCAATACACTTCAACAGATGATGAGAAATTGAATTTTCTTCATGCAAAAATAATTTCACCATGGAGATTTCAGGAAAAAACTGGAGTATCATTTGTATTTATGGAACCATTTTGGAATAATAGAGATTGTTTAGGAAATTATTTTACTCCTCCAGGAGTAGTAGAATATAAGTATAATCATTCAACTGAAATTAATATTCTTTTTCCTAATAAAGTATCAAGAATAGAAATGAAAGCAGGATCACCTATGGCACATATTATACCTTTAAGCGATCATGAAGTGATTATAAAAAATCATTTAATAACAGAAGAAGAATTTAAATTCAAATTTAATGTTAGACGATGGACTAGTAAATTTAGATATCTTAAAGAAAAAAATATACTTTCAAAAAAAGAAAAGAAATGCCCTTTTGGATTTGGCAAATGAATATATTCTATTTAGATAAAGATCCATATACTGCAGCTCAGTATCATGTAGACAAACACTGTGTCAAGATGATACTCGAGTCTGCTCAGTTATTGTCCACAGCTCATCGTATATTAGATGGAAATGAAACAATCAGTAAAACAGACACTGGCCGTAACGTAAAACGATGGATATTGCCTGACCTGCGCAATGAAATATTATACAGTGCAACACATATTAATCATCCTTCAGCAATATGGTGCAGACAAACACATGAAAACTATCGTTGGTTACACAACCTATTATGTGAACTAGTTAAGGAATATAACTATCGCTATGGTAAGACACACAAGTGTCAAGAGATTGGTTTGGTAGATGCGTTAAGTCTATTACCTAAGAATATACCAATCGGAGAATTTACGGATCCTACACCAGCAATGCCTGAACAATATAAAGTTCCTGGCAATGGAGTACAGTCATATCGTAACTATTACCTAGGTGAAAAACAGCGAATGTTCTCATGGAAAAAACGTCAACAGCCAGAATGGATTAATACATGAAACCTCCATATTGGATATGGGATAGTAAATTATCTAAAACAATTTGCGAAACTTTAATGGAGGAATCAAATAACTTTTTTCCTCCTGAAGAAGGCATCCTTGACAAGGGAGAGTTAAATACTAATATAAGAAAAACTATTATTAGGTGGGCACCTTTAAACCATTGGATAGAAGGCATTTTATTTAATCATGCTTTATGGGCAAATAATAATGCTAAATGGAATTTTGATATTCGATATCCCCAGCAAGTACAAATAGGCATATATAATAAAGATTCTCATTATGATTGGCATGAAGATTGGTTTCCATTAGATGATTCAGGAGAAGATCTACGTAAAGTTAGTATTGTCTGTTTATTAAACGATCCTTCAGAATTTACAGGAGGAGAATTTCAGTTCAAAATGGGCAGTAATGAAGAGACTGTAGAATTAAAACAAGGCACAATTATAGCCTTCCCATCATTTATTACACATAGAGTTAAACCTGTGACCTCTGGAATGAGAATTTCTGCTGTTTGCTGGGTTATGGGTGATCATACTTTATAAATATAATTAAAGGATTATTATGCCAACATATGATTTTAGAAATAAAGACACCGGTGAAATATTTGAGAGAGTCATGAGTATAGCTGCCAAGGCAGAGTTCCTCGAGGCTAACCCAAATATTGAACCATTAATTACAGGCCTTACACCATTAATCGACCCAGTTCGACTAGGCATCCATAAAGCCGATAATGGATTTAAAGAAGTATTACAACGTATCCATGAGAAAACTCCTGGAAGTACGTTAAATAAAACTAGCAAATATATCTAAGGATCTATATGGCCCGAAATAAACGGGATAACGGTCACCTGGATACCGTTCAAACAGAAAATCCACAACAAATAAGTAATGGTTTAAGGATTAAACAAGAACAACTTAAAAAGTTTGATCCACTAACAGAGAATCAAAAGAAGTTCTTTGATGCATATAAGATAGGAGACTATTTTATAGCACTACACGGAGTAGCTGGAACTGGTAAAACATTCTGTGCTCTCTATAAAGCTATTGAAGAGGTATTAGACAAATCTAATCCATTCAATAAGATCATTGTCGTCAGATCAGCAGTACAATCTCGCGACATGGGCCATCTTCCCGGTGACGTATCAGAGAAGATGGAAATATATGAACAGCCATACCGACAAATCTGTGATACCTTATTTGGTAGAAGAGATGCGTGGGATCGGCTTGAGGAACAAGGATACGTTAAGTTTATATCGACTTCGTTTATTCGAGGTATGTCTTTCGACGACGCTATTATTATTGTTGACGAAATGCAGAACATGACTTATGAGGAGATCGACACAGTTATGACTCGTGTCGGTTATCGTTCTAAGATCATTTGGTGCGGCGATTATCGCCAAACCGACTTGAATAAAAAGAAAAATGACGTTACTGGTATATTGAAATTTTTTGATATTGCTCAGCATATGAGTTCTTTTACTCGTATTGAGTTTACTGTTGACGACATTGTTCGATCTAGTCTTGTTAAGGATTATATCCTTGCCAAGATCAGATATGAAGACGCTATAGAAAAATAAAACTAAGGAGAACTATATGTTAACAAATGTTATTGTATTTTTAGTAGGCGCACATTTAGGCGCTAAATATCCACAAAAAGCAACATTGATCGTTGATACTGCTGTAGCTTTTGCTAAGTCAGTATGGGCTAAAGTTGCTGGATTGGTAGCTAAAAAATAATGGCTTTCGATTTCGATTTCACTGAGCAAAAACTAGGCCAAATACTTACTCGTAATAAGAACGTCAATGAGTGGTATAAAGCGATGGTTGTGCAGTTACCTCAATTTGAAGTAACTTCTGCAAAACGCGTAGCTGCTTTTGTGGCCCAGTGTGCTCATGAATCAGCGGACTTTACTGTCCTTTCTGAAAACTTAAACTACTCGGCAGATGCATTGAACAAACTATTTGGTAAGTACTTTGCTTCAGCTGGCAGAGATGCTGCTCCATATCATCGTAAACCTGAAATGATTGCTAATATAATATATGCTAATCGTATGGGTAACGGAGATACTGCAAGCGGTGAAGGTTATAAATTCAGAGGACGCGGTCCAATTCAATTGACAGGTAAGAGTAATTATCAGAAATTTGCTTCTGACTTCTTTGAAGATCCAGAAACAGTTATTGATGATCCTGACCTCGTTACAGACGACGTGCCAACATCACTTTATTCAGCACTATGGTTTTGGAATAAAAACAACCTAAACAAATTTGCTGATGTAAGTGATATTAAAG